TCTGCTATTTTTAATGGTTCTTTTTTAACTGGTTCCTCTACAATACTTGGTGGCTCAGCTAAATGAGCCGTTTCCATTTTTAATCTTTTATCCAAATCAGTTATATCAGGGACATCTAGCTTTTTAGGCTCTACAACTACCTGTGGGTTGTTTTGCTGTTCTATAGGCTTTTCTGCTTGTTTGGTTATTTGCTCTGGCTTTACTTCTACAGCTTCTTTGACTGGCTCTTTTACAGGTTCTACAATTTTTTCTATTGTCTTTTCTCTTATTACTTCTGGTTTGTTGGGTTCTACAGGCTTAACAGGCTGTTCTGGTTTAGAGTTCTCTGTAATAGAGGTGGAAGTATTATTATTGATGTCTGTGCTTAAAGGTATAGATTTAGCCGCGCTACTGGTTGTAATGTTTAATTCTGATTCTGCAGGTTCTTTTGATACGGGTGCCTGTGGGGTATCAGCAAGAGGGGGGTTAATTACCTCTTTAGCTCCCGCTTCATCTTTTCTAAGCGCTACATTTACCGGTTCAATTTTTTTAAATTGAACTTTGTTAGCTCTTTTCTTAAATGCAGTTTCAAACTGTTCTAATTCATCTATACTTACATCTTCTAAATCTTCTCTAGGTACACCATATAATTTAGAATACATATCTTTAAAAGATGATTCTGCCTTTTGTAAATTGTCTACTGAATCGTTTTCCATATTACAACGTTACAGCCTCCTTCTCACTATTAAAATTGTTCAAATATATATCACACTCAAACGGGGTAAGATTATTGATTGAATTAAGATCTATTCCTAATTTAGATAATAAAAAGTATTTTTTCTTATAAAAATTTTGTGCATAAGGAATAAAAATTGCTTTTAAAAAATCAAATAATGTGTTATCTATAATATCAAATCTTACTGAATAAAATTCTTTGAGATTCTTATCATTTTTAAGAATATGTAAAGTATTATAAAGACTTCTATATTTTTCTAAATGCTCTTTTAATTCATTTACTACATCCACAGGAATACTGTTAAAGAATCTTATTTTTTTATCTGTAGAAAATGCCTTAGGATAATATTTTTTATTATTCATATATACTCTAAAGATGTTTTCAAAGATATAATTTTCAGTATATAAATCTTTGGATGTTTTAAATTCTATTTTTAAATCATCTAATTCTAATGTGGGTATTTCGTCCATTCCAATTTCAGATAAATTTGTTAAAGTATCAAATAAGCTAAAAGAAGCTAAGCATGGATTATTTTGTTGATCTTTTAAATTATAATGTAACATACTAGAGATAGAACTGGCCCTTAAAAACGTCAATATAAACCATTTATCAAATTTTGTTAATTTAGAATATATTTCTTTTTGAACTAAATTTTCTAGAACTATTTCATTGAATACAGAATTAATATTCTCATTATCTTCATTTAGCATATATTTGGTTAATACTTCCAATTGATACATTTTTAATTCTGCTAATTTAAAATAATTTTTTAAGCTAGGAACCCAGCAATTGAGATAAAAGCTATTCATTAAAAGAATCCAGCAGGGTTAAGAACGCGAGTGGCAGCGTCTTGTAAAGGTGATACTTGGGGAGTATAGCTACCATTAATAATGCCGCTGACGTTGTTAATAATATCGGCAAGAGGAAAATACATACTGTTTTCTACTGTATAATTTGTGTACGCAAAATTTACATCATAAATTATTGCTTGGTCTGGCTCTCTGTAATCTAAATTTATATTGTTAATAAGTGTAGGTACACAATTATAAAACTTATATACTTTTCTAGGTATTTGGCTTATGTTTTGATAGCTTCTCGTATAGCAAAGCAGTGTAATATTACACTTAATATTTCTGTAATCCTTTTGACCAGGTATATCGTTTGGGTATGCAACCATTCCTAAATGGCTAGCCAAAATAACCCAAGGCCTGAATACATTATCTACAATACTAGTATTGGTTTCAAGAAATCCTAATCTTAGTGGCGTTTGCGAATATCCTGTTCTATTTTCTGACATAACACCTTGCACAAACCCTCTGCTTTTACCGGTAGTACCAATTGTTATGTCTCGAGTTGTAAAGGTTTCCTGGGGTATCATCGCAGTTTGGGCGAACACACACCCAATAACTTTTTGAAATGGAAAACTTGTTAATAATATTTTTGCTTGATCAATATCATACCCTCTCTTACCTCCATCTGTTCGTTCCAATCTTTGTAATAGTTGAGAATTTAGCGCTCTCGGAAAAGAGTCAATAACTGCGATCCATTGCGATTGTAAAGGTATACTTGTAAGCCAGCTTTGAAGTTGAAGTAGGAAATAATCTCTTGTACTGATTAGCGGTACACCGGGTATATTAAAACCCAGTAAATTAGTAATTTGAGGTTCAGATAAAGGGTTAGTACCGCGGCCGATACCTAAAACGTTATTAGTAAGACCTTGAAAGGCATTAGTAATAGGGTTATTCATCCCTATTATTTATAATACAGATTTAATTATGACTTACGAATGAAGTAATGATATGCCAAACCAACATCAAATGTAACGACATCACCCTTACCACTAGAGAAATCATACTTAATACCACCAACTTCTCTAATACTAACACCAACAAGCTGATATTGAGCTACTTTTTCCATCTGTGAATCTAGTTGAACTAAGTCAATAGTGCTAGATTGGGTAGGTGTAAAATAGTTACCAGTGCTGTTAGTATCATTAAATGTATCGCGAGTCCAATCTTCAAACTTCTGTCTAAGATTGTTTTTAGCATCATTATAGAATGTTAATTGATAGTTTGCACTGTTGGGGTAGTTTACAACACCTGGAATATTGAAATTTAACCCCATGTAAGTTGTTGTAACATTATTAATGGCACGCGCAGGTAGAGAAGCAGATCTAGCATACACTAGATCATCTTCACCAAATGTCTGTGTTGTGCCGCCTGGAGATATACTAAGCACTCTAAAATGAATATCGCGTTGAAAGTCACGCGCAGAAGCTACTCTGTAAAAATCAGCAATTAATTGTTTTACGGCTGCCATAATGTATTATTTATTCTCCATTATATTTTACGCTAGTAACTCCTGGAAGTTTTGACTTGTACGGGTAGCATAGAAGCTTACCAAGATAAACTCTGCTGTGCGTACTGGCTTGAGGTAGATGTCCACCTTTAGCTCATTATTGTCAATTACATCAGGTGTATTGTTACGCTCATCACATATGATAAGGTAGTCATAAACACCTTCTGTATTCTTAGCATTTTCAAAGATTGGTGTAATTGTATTTACAACTTGGGTACGCGTAAATAGTGTGTTAGGTTCAAACACGAAGTATTTAACCGTATCGCGTGTTGCAATTTCAAGATTTAAGAACAATCTACGCACATTAATACGATCAAACGCACTAGGTTTCTTTAAAAGTGTTTTCTGACCGTATATTACAAATCCTTCTACAGGGAAGAAAGCAACTGGATTTAAGCCAATCTTGTAAAGTTGATCTCTTTGCTTCATCTTTGGATATACACCAAGATCATTAACCCCTACTAATACCCCACGAGTAAACCCAGCAGGGGCAAACCATGGCTGGAAGTTAGCATCTGTATTCCCCATAGCAGCAGCTGCAAAGCCACTAAATGGTACCCAAACTTGTCTATTTGTTACTGGATCTAATACTTGAGCAACATTGGCGTATGTACAAGCATAGCTGGTATCGGTTAGTCCAAACTGATGTCTTAGCGGCCAGTAAATATGTTGACTAAAGTTAGTATTTGAAAATCCAGCTGCAGATGGATTTGGATCTAAACCAGCATTTGGACCAAATAGCTTAGCTGTATTGATAATCTTATTATTGTCACCCTGGACAAAAATGTGTCTTAAGGCATCTAGAATAACCAAGAAATCTTTTCTTTGATTTTGAGCTTGATTAACAAATATACTAGCTACTGCATTGTAGTTAGCTCTAATAGCCAAGCCTTCTTCAGTAAGATTTTCACTGTTTGTTGTGTAAAACGCGCTTAATGCATTAAATGGTGTATTATCAATGTACGGACCGCACGCAGAAAGAGGTTTTCCAGCAAGTACTGATTGATTTGCAACATGCGCAAATATACTACCTAAGCCAGCTTCACAAGCAATATTAATTGGATGAAGATCTGGGTTTTCGACTAATTCAAACACTCTTTCAAGTTTTTGAGGTAGATTGCCGATGTCTTTATTAATAGCAATGGTATCAGTATAAACACCGAGGGGGAACAAGGAGTTTGTTGCACCGTTATCTGTTAAAGCTTGTTGTGCGTCTGCTGATGCAACACCAACACGGGTAATGTAGCTTGTGTTAGTATCTACAAAGCCAGGTACGTTGAAAGGTGATACTAGTCTTGGAGAGAGCATTCTTACCTTCTTCGTAGGAATACCATCACCGCCAAGCCATGTTGTACGGTTTTTGTTACTCAAGAAAGGATTAACAAGAACTCTGATATTGGGTGAGTTTTGAGTGACGCTACCTAAGAAAAAGCTCTTTGCTGGTCCACCATTAGAATCAGCAATTTGTCTGTGATAGTCTAGTGAACCGACATAGCTCTCAGTAAGAACATAATCAAGAGCAATTACATCGGGTGAGAATACAGATTGACGTAGTTTAAATATTCCTAATGACAATGTATCGTCGTACTCACGGGGGCTTAGATCGTAGTTAGAGATATTTTCCATTACTTCGCTAACGCTTGTACCGTCACCAAACTTAGTTGCACTTAGGGCAAAATTTAATCTAGGTCTTGGAATATTTACGTAATTATAAACTGCTGTACTATTTGTACCGATACCCTGTACACCTAAAACACCATCAAAGGGAGTAGCAGGGTTGTTATTATTGTTATCAGTTAGTGCAACATAATAACCTTCAAACTTGTTGTTAACAGAAGTTTGAGATCTATTTAAAATAATTAGCCCCGCGCCTCCTAGTTTATCAAAAGTAAACGAAGGGGGTGATGTTAAAACTGTACTCGGATCATCAACCCAATTGATATCATCGTTTAATAAAGCTTGATATTGTTCTATGCTTAATTCAAGATGAGTTGGTTTTCCAAACATGTAAACTGTATTTTCTGATAAACTCGTATTGATAGTGCCATAAGGCGCGGCCGGGTAAACTAAAGCACTGTATTTCCATTCTGCAAAACCTTCACCTTTAGCAGTGCCGTAAGGTAGTCTGGAAACCTTTAGTTGAACTGGTGACTGTAGAACAGCCTTTACTGTATGGTAGAAATATCTTTCAGCCGCATTTGTTGGTGTACCGTAAATTTGTTCAAATTCGCTAATACTTGTAGGTTGAAGTACTTCGTCAACAGGTCCTTGATTAGAAAACCCTGTGATAAAAACACTTGTACCTTGATTAACAACTGGTCTTAGTGTTAAATCTACTTCTCTAATTTCTACACCTGGACTTTGTATTGTTCTTGCCATATTAGATTAAACCTCCAAGAGAAACTTTTTGACTCATATCATTTATATTTATGTGTTGTGCTGCTAACTTTTACAAAATTTTTATTCTTTTTTATAAAAGTGTCATCTTTAACTGATGATAAGCAAACTGAAAGCCACATTCCATTTCATTAGGGTCTCTATCATTATAATTAACACCCTCTAGACCTATAGGAAACGAACGAATATAGTCAAATTTTACTGTTCTTTTATTGTATTCGTCCAAGCCATATATAGAGATGTCTGTCATATATTCTGGTGTATTAGAGTCTATATTAGGGTTTTTTGGGTCAAAAATACCTGTTGTGGCATTATTGAATATATCTAGCCATTTGTAAAGCACCCAATAGTTGTTAAATTGATTATCAACTGTAAAGCTTACCTTAAGACTTGGAAAATCTGGTCTTGCATAAGAAGTTACCTTGAGTGTTTGTCCAGAATAAGGAAGTAAGACCGGTGGAACCTCTATAGGAGGTGCAACCGCACCCCATATACTAAACTGTAAAGTATTAAAATTTACTACGGAATTTCTTCTTGCAATCTCTGCAACTTTATCTTTTAAAATTGTAGGAATGGTTAGAACCAAAATAAATTTATCCCTACGCTGCTTGTTAAAAGGGCTTTGAAAAATTGGAGTCTGATTTACAGGGGTCGCCACGGATTATTTATACCTTTACTCGGATCTCCCGGAAAATACCACCCCTGTTGTCTTAGGTCTTCTATTTCTGCATCTACAATTGGCATCTTGTCATCCATTACAACAGGTAAAATACTATTGTCGTTATTTTCTAATTTTTCATTTGAGTATACGCTAAACGGACTTATTACGCCTTTAATACCGTAATCTAGGCTCTTAATAACTTGTGGCCTGTCACAAGCGTCAAGAGATACAACATCAAAATATCTAACACATATTTCATTTTCCAATGCCATTAACGCCCATATTAATGCCATCACTCTATCATCCCAACTATCGGATCCCGGTCTTGCACCCCACGTATTATTCGGGTATCTAATAAAACTTTTTAATTCTCTCAAGGTATACGTATCACGAAGCTTTACAGCTTTAAGCTCGTTAACCCAATATCTCATATTCATTACCCCTCTATATTTGGTATTGGTATGAGAGTATATTCCTAACCGTTTTATTTTTTGAATATTATTTTCACCTGCTTTTGACCCCCACGATACTATATTTTCATATCTGTGAGTAAATTTTAATTGCTCTACTACTTGTGCACCACAACTATTTCTTTCTATTAATACAGGGGGTCTGCCCCATTGATTCAAAACTTCCAGTAATTTGGCCGTAAACGAAAAAGGAATTGTATCTCTAGTATGATATATTGCTACCTGCTCTATAGACGTAAGATCTGTAACATCCAAAATTTGAATTACACTTGCTGCCTCTCCGACCCCCTCGCTGATATCAACCCCAACTACATATAATCTTTCTTCTTTAGGTTCTTCCCAAACCAAATATCTACCCTCATCAAATATAAATTCTGGCTCTCTTATTTCCCGGCTCAAAACCCCGAAAAGAGCTTCATCTACTGAACTTTCCCCTCCATGCAAAAATTCATTTCCAAACTCTTGTGCAAACGCCTCCTGGCTTCCTAATGTCTTAATTGTATCGTTTTTCCATTTTTCATCTCTTCCGGGAATTTCCCACCAATCAATTCTTTCTGATTTCCAGTTATTATCTCCCGATTGTGCTCCAGCATATAGTTGATAAAATAAATTATCCGTTCCATTTGGAGTACTTGCTATAAAAATTTTAGATTTTTTTGAACTTGAAATAATTGGATAGACAGATTCCCAGAATTTTTCTACAATATGATTATCGATAAAAGCCAACTCATCAAGAATAAGACAATTACAACTATCACCTCTACCTGCATCACTACTTGTTGTACTAATACCAATACTACTACCATTAGTTAGAGTCATACTTGTCTGCCCATATTCTACAACTCCTGGTTTTAAAAAGTTAGGTAACATTTCATAAGCCATTCTAACTCTTTTAAAGATGTTTTTTGCAGTTTGTTCTTTATTAGCAACAATCAAAATTCTCTGATCGTCATTAAAACATGCATTCCATAAACAATAAATGGTCATTAAAGTTGTTTTACCTATCTGTCTAGAAGCAAGTAATATTACAAACCTACCGTCTCTTAAACTTCTAAGAATTCTCTTTTGACAAGAATATAGCTTAATTTTTTCTTTTCCTCTATCTAGATTAATAATGTAGAAGTAATTTTCTGCAAAATGTAATAAGTTTTTCTTACATTTTTTTAATTCACTTATCATTTCTGCCGTATACTCATGCTTAGTATTGACGGTTGGTAATCTTTCATTACCTAGATAAAATTTCTCTTTTTTCTCCATTTAATATATTTAGAGGTATAAATAGATATATGACAAGAGTAAAAAGTATCAGCGATATTAGTCAGGTATATGAACAAATGTTAGAATCTAAAAAGGCTGATCAAACAAATACTCAGGAAGTAGTTGAGGAAAAAGCAGTTAAAAAGCTAGAATCATTTCCAAAAGCTACAGATAAAAAGGTTAACGTGGCAAAGATTATGGCCAAGGGGTCTGATAAAAATGCTTTTGCACATAAAGATTCTGGGCCAGAGGCTGTATTAGGTGTTAATAAGAAAATTGTCGATCCAAAGACAGCAAAAAAGAATAATTACTTTGAACCAGAAAAATTTTCAGATAATACTAGAAAATTAGCTAAAGAGAATATAAATAATCATATGAAGTCAATTTTTGATAAACTATATGAAGATGTAATTGGTAGCGACAAGCTCGATATCGGCTTACAAGCCGGTCCAGAAGGTGAAGCTACAGATGCTAAGGACCTCGATCTTAGCGGCGGTAGTGAAGATACCGTTACAGTAAAGCTTGATAGAGATTTAGCTCAAAAATTACATGATGCTCTTATGGATGTTCTTGGTGGTGAAGAAGAGCACGGTGATGAAGATCTTGGTGATGAAGCCGCTCCTCTAGAAGATAAGGAAGAGGCTGAAGAAAAGAAGGAAGATAAGAAAGACGAAGCTGAAGAGGCTGAAGAAAAGAAGGAAGATAAGAAAGAAGTTGCCGGTGAAGGTACTGATCTTAAAGAAGTCTCCCCTAAGGCTGGTCAGTCTCTAGTAGGCCATGGCACAACACATGCTGGTAAAGTACCTACTGTTGGTAAGATCCGCGCTTCTGGCGGTAAGGCTAGCGGTGATGTAGCTGGTGTAGTTGATGGTAAGGGCAAAACCTTATCTCCCGCTGGTGGTCATGGCTTGACAAAGCCTGGTAGCATTAATGTAGGTGCTGCTGGTTACAAAGTTGGCGATTTTTTTAAATAATTTAAAAGTAGCTTAAATAGAGAAGCCGTCAGTAATGACGGCTTTTTTATTATAAATAACATTGTGAGTCTCTTCGAAAAAGTATTTGTATCGCTTCTCGAAAAAGAATTAATAAATTCGGCCGCTACCTGGAATACCGGTATTATGCCAATTCATTATACCCCTCCACCCAAACCATTTCGACCTATGAATCCAGATAAACCAAGAGAAAGACATAGAAAAATTATTAAAGATCCTAAATTTAGAAAAAATGTTCAAACAGTACCTGACATGCACAAGGCAGATCCTACAGCAATAAGTGCGGTTACTAACGCAAGAGGTCAAAAATTATCTGAAGACGAATTAAAGCAAATATGTAGTAAGTATGGTATTTCTAGGCTTAACTCTAATTCACCTAAAAGCTTAGGTAATACAGGTAAAGTTTTAAAGTTTAGTCCAGAAATACAAGGATATGTAATTCAATGAGCATGGACAAATATACGGGGGTAAATTGTATTAGAAAATACCCCCTACAATATACTACAAGCACGCTCCGATTTACAGATAAAGAAAACAATGAGTGTGAACGTCAATTATACAGCAATTACTGGAGAGAACAAATTGACCTTTACGGGCAAAAAGTTTTGTATTATAGACATACATACGACACTTTAAGTGCAGATAATATTTACGGGGAAATGCCATTAGCAAAATTCGAAGAGCCAAAATCCTTTATAATGTCAATAAGGTTAACAGAAAATGCATTAGTATTAAGTAAATTTGGATTTCAAAGTGACGATCAAGTTACAGCATATGTCCATATAAGTTCTTTTTACGCGGTTTACCCACCCAACATAGAACCTAAAGCTGGTGATGTTTTCAAGTTAGTAGAATATGGGAGTGATAGACCTGGGGAGCGGGACGGTAAAATGTTTGAAATAACTGAACGTGTTGATGAAGATAACTCTCAAATAAACCCATTAATGGGCCATTACGTTTGGATGTTAAAGGCTAAGCGCTTTGATTATTCATTTGAGCCTAATATTCAATTTGAAAAAGGAAGCAACCAAGTACAAGACACCCCAAAATATGGCACATTAAGCGCAGCTTTTACAACTCTACCTGGTTCTTTTGTTCAAAGAACAAGCAGTTACCCCGGTGATGCAAACACCACTAGCAAGGATAGAGTCTTTAATATGGATGTAAACGAAACGCTGGAATACGGCGGTTATTATTAACCAGTTAAGTCTTCTGGAATTAACTCCGGCTCTACATCCTCTTCTTCAACAGGTTCATCTTTATCAATAAACTTAGGTATCGAAGTAAGGATAATATCTTTTTTAAATTCTTCTCTCTCTACATCAAGAACCATTGTTTCAAGCCGCTGTTCAATATACTTTTGAAAAGCTAATGGTTTAACCCAAAAGTCATCAGAAACCATATCAGTTTTTAGCTCTACAGCTTTACGTTCGACAAGATCTATAGCCTCAATCAGACAAAGCCATCTTGCATACTCCTCTTTTTTCATCTTAAAAGTCTTAGTATTGCCCTGTATAGTTATAATTTCTGGTGAATTCATGTTTAAAGTATATAAAGAAATCTAATGAACGTCAAGCAAATTATCTCAACTTACCTAATATAAACCCGGCAACTGCA